TGATCGCCACAACCTTTTTCCGTTGCTTATCCATAGTGACGTAGTGCGCAAGCACAGCCTTCAGGCGCTCAGCAATGAGTGGTTGCCTGAACCCCCTCGCACACCGACCGTATGCCCGCCTTCATGGTGAGCTTGAGATGTGTGATCCCCTTGCCGGAAGGATCCAACCTGATGAGCGTCTTAGTTGCCTCAGGGACCTCCCGGAATACCAAGGGCCACAGGTGCGTTGCCTGCAATGGCCGCGTCAAGAACCTGTGGATGAACGGCTGATAGGCTCTAATATCATCCAGACGCAACGCGTGTTGGTCTCTAACCAAGACCTTCGCGACCTCCCGACATGCCCAGTGGAGGGGGATGTGCGTCTACCCACCTGGAAGGATGTAAAGAAGAGCTGTTTTGACGGTGCAGTGGCAGCTGGCACGGGCTGTGCCAGACTGTACATTGCAGTTGCCCATAGGGACCGCTGGTGGCGATGCGGCTCCCGACATGGCGTCAAAGTCACCGAAGTCATAGCCCAAAACATAGTTAAGTCCCGTACAGAGAATTCTGAGGTGGAAGGCCAAGGCCCAATAAGGTACAAGTTGCCTACATTGACCGTGGCCCAATACAGGAAATCTCTCGGTAAACTTGATGAACGTGGGCTGCCCAAGGATGTCGAGTTTTGCCCCAACCCTTTCAGGGTGGTCGGGCAGACTTTCGAACCTCGTTCAATTTCTGGATACAAAGTTACCCGCGACAAGTATGGAACCTCCAATCCCCATGCCTATTCTGCCAATGGTCGCAGGGTCGCAATGGAACAGATCAACGAGCTCTTCGGTCCAAATGGGGCGTTGGGAAAGCTAGGCTACAAGAGGTGGGATCCCTCCTTGGCCACTTCCCATCGTGACGCGAACAGTGAGGGCTACCGTGGCATGCACACAGTGAAGGATATCTGTGCCTTGTGTGCCCGTGACCCTCTTGATGACGAGCATGTTGTCACTATTGTGGATCAGTCGATGTACATGACAGTGGAGGACATGCGTGCATTTTACCGCAACCCAATAATAATTGTTGAGCCTTATTACTCACAGCTTGCGGGTGGTGGTGTGGACAGTTCCTATGCATTCACAAGCACTGGTGGTGACATCAGTGTTGTGGAGTTCTATGCTGGCGATGTGACGTATGGTGTTATTGAGCATGAGGGCGGGGCCGAATCACTTCGGGAACAACCTCAGCTCCCCTTCGACTGGGGTCATGACACATGCATCATTCAATCACCAGATGGGCGGGAGTTCACGATGTACGACATCAACCGACATTTCCAGCCTGGCTCGAACAGACAATTTGTGTTCCTGAGTCCCAAGGTAACAGTCAGGCTCCCCTTGAAGCTACTCTCGTGGTATGTCCGATGGCAATATGGACATCCCTTGTGCGGTCGATCATTGCAGAAGATCAATAACATGGGTCTCGTGTCGCACCAGGGCGTACTCTATATCTACGGCAAGTTCTTGCATGGCTGTGGATCAGGGTGCCGAGTAATCGTCTCCATCAAGCAGGCTTCCTCCGTTGGTCCGGATAGCAGCATGGAGATCGACGAGAATACCTTCAACCACCTCATGTCCATGAGCCGAAACGCCACTGTGGGTTTTGCACATTCGTACATCACCCGGCTGATTAAGCATTTTGGATTTCACGCTGAAGAGCCCAAGATTGGCATCATCAGCGCATTCTTTAAAATCCCAAACCTGCCGACCGCCCCGGTCAACCTGCTCTTCGTTCCTGAACCCGGCCAAGGACCAGAGTATGCAGAAGCGGCAGGACTCGCCTCACCCGTCACTGGAATATTTCAGGGCGCATGCCCAGCGGTGATTGACTGCACATCACCAGCGTCAGCTGCGGTATCAGTAGAGGCAAGGGTAAACAAACCACGTAACACCACGGAGTTCAACCCCACCGATAAAATCATCCTCGAGTTCTTGAATCAGCAGTTCTCTCGCTTTGTGCTGCTGCAGGCTGGGATCCCTCGACAAGAGATCAGGCTATGCAGTCAGGAGGAGATTATGGAAAGGAGGAAGGGTAGAATTCAAGTCTCCCGTAACACACTCCATGGATATACAGGCCCTATGGCACATGAGAAACCGATGACAGCCTTTCTGAAGAAAGAGGTCGCACCTATGCACACCAAACCTGCTACAGCTGCGCGTATTGTCTCTAATCTCAATGCCGAGGCCGCACTCAGGACAGGTACTTTAGGCCTAGCCCTGGCAGAGGTCATGAGGTTGGTTGGTTTCTCAACTGTGAGGAACAACCCCCTTGAGATGGGAGAAGCCATGGGTGAAGTTGCCAATGAGGCCAAGGGTGTTGAGCATTTAGGCGAGGTTGTGGATCCAGGTGCGGGTGTGACCCCACCAATCCCTCAAGCCACAATCGGTCATGCAAGTGTCGGAGCGGTCAAACCTCCCCCACCGCATGTCCTTTTCGCCATGCTTGCACAACGCCGCACTGCGCTGCCTGAGCTGAGTGCATTCGACTCAAATGCGGATCGCGAGATGTTTGCAGCACTGCAGATAATCCAGAGATGCGATTTGGGCCAGTCGCCCACCAAGGACGAGATCGAATTCATCGGGGTGGCCGTGAAACGACAGACTTTAGCAACGAACGACCTCTACGTCATTGCTGCCAAGGACTTCAGTAAGATGGATGCCTCAATTTCCCGAGATTTGAGAGGCCTCTATGAATGGTTCTGTAGCGAAGTCATCCACCCGGAAGACCACGAACACCTCGAATGGATTCAGACTGCATGCACCAACAAGGAAGTGAATTGCGGACCAGTGAAATTTTGCACTGGGACCATGAACACCTCAGGTGTAGGTGACACCACTGAAATGAACACATACCTGAATGGAGTATCCAACTTCATTATCTGCTACTACTGCTTGCTGCTTAGAGACTTCTGTTCCAAGCAGTGCAAGATCCCTCAGTCCATGCTCAACGACGCCTCGCTCGCGGAACCTCGCACCCAATCCTGGGAAGATGAGGTTTGCCGCCTGATGAAAGTCCTACGCAAGTTCTTGAACAATCACGGGGTTAGCAGGCACAAGTGGAAAAGTATGTGCAA